TCCCCTTTACCATGGTGTAGGTGGCGAGATCGGCCACGAGGTGCCGTGTTCTGTCCTTGCGGGCATGATAAAGCGCACGATTTATGCGGCGAGCGGCGAGGATGGACGTTTCAACACGAACGGTATTTACGTTGAGCGCGACGATGTTGCCGGTTGTCTTCGGATGGTGGCTACTAATGGGCACCGGCTGGCCATTGACGAGCATTATGACGACATTCGGGTGGCGTTTCCATCAGACGGCGGGATTATTCTTCCCCGCAAGGGGGCCAAGGAGGCGGCAAAGTTTCTTGGGGGTGCTGATACCGCCGCCTTTACGTTTAACGAACGACAGGCGGAGTTTACCGTCAACAACACGACCGTTTCGATGGTGCTGCTTAAGGGTCAGTTTCCCGATTATCAGCGGATAATTCCGGATGACCCCGATAAGAGGGCCGTCTTGGACGTGGAGAGTGCCACAAGGCATTTACGGCGAGTCTCTACTATGGCTGACGAGAAGTCGCGGGCGATTGCCTTGACCTTTTCCAATAATAACTTGGAGATGGCGAGTCGGAATCCCAATTTTGGGTCGTCTACAACCAACATGGAGATCGAGTATACTGGCGATCCACTGGCGATAACTCTTAACGACCGCTATTTATTAGATTTTTTAAGCGTGGTGGGAACGGGGAGCCTGTCTGTGTACATGGTTGATGAAAACCATCCGATCATGATAAGGCACGACGGACAATCAAACCCCAATTACAAGTATATTTTAATGCCCATGAGGGCGTAAGAAAAGGAGAGTACAATGGCGGAAATAATTAACATTGAAGACCGCGAGCCGATGGTATCGCTCGTAACGGTTGACGGGAGGGAAATTACTTTCTTGTTCAAAGATATTGAGGGGTGGATATTGGGAACGAACGAAATAACCGACAAGGCGGTAATAAGGTCGATAGTCGAGTTGTGGTATCGCGATCTTACGGGGCGCGATATTAACTCGATTGCCAACACGGAGTGCGAGATAGTGCAGTTTGGTAAGAAAAAGGAGGAGGAGGATGTTTGACGGAAAAAAGCCTGGCGCAGATTGCCGGGATTTTGAGCCGATGGAAGACAGATTTTGGATTTGCAAATGGAGTGATTTTTGCCGCTGGGAAAGACAAGGCTATGACGAAGCTGTAATTTACGGTGATTGCAGCGATTTTGTAGGCTGTCGTGGCGTTAAGGTCGCATTGGGGGGTAAACGAATGGTGCATGATGTAATTGCGGAAGGTCAGGAGGAAGAGTAATGCGGATTGTTAGGTGTCCTCACGCGGATTGCGGCAATGTTTTAGAAAACCCCAACTAAGGATGGGTTGCGGCATGAATCGCAGGGTGGGCCTTTTTGATTTTTTCTCTTGACAAAGGCTTTACTATGTTGTGCTATGTTAAAGTAATTATTCAAGAATAGGAGAGGATACAATGGAAGAGCATAAAATACTAACTGTTTACGAGCTTGCAGACATTCTGCGATTGCATCCTGAAACCGTCCGGCGATTGGCCCGAAGCGGACAGATACCGGGCTATAGAGTTGGCCGTCAATGGAGATTCAGGCTGAATCCTAAATTTATCGACGTGTTCAAAATACTGTCGGAATAAGATTAATGCGTTGGTTCAAGCATCTCACAAAAAGCCGGAATGACGAGAAGCTAGTCAAACTTCAAGACGAGTTTGGGGCAGCAGGGTATGGTGCTTATTGGATCATTCTGGAAGTGATTGCCGAAAATATGGACAGCGATATGGACAAAAATTGCCCCCCATGTGTCGAACTTTCACTCAAAAGATGGTCAAAGTTTGTCGGTTTTTCGCCAAAAAAATGTCAAAAAGTTGTCGAGTTTTTGTCAAATCTTGAACTTATAACACTGAAAGTGTCCGGACAAAACTACAGAATAGGGTGTCCTAACTTACTGAAATATAAGGATGAGTACACAAGAAAGTCCGGACACAAGGAACAAAAGTATCCTGACAGTGTCCGGCATCAGAGTCAGAGACAGATACAGAATACAGAAACAGAGACAGATAATACCCCCCATAGTCCCCCCAAGGGGAATACCGAGAGTAGTAAAAAATCCAAAAACAAAAAGATTGACGTTGATAAAAAATACTCCGACAAGTTCCTGGAATTCTGGAGTGCATATCCGAAAGCCCGGAGAGAGGGAAAGGGCAACGCATGGAAAGCATGGCAGGCCCGGGTAAAGGAAGGGGAAGAGGATATCGTGATCGCTGCCATAAAAAGGCAGTGTGCCACGATTTACAAAAATCGTGACCCGAAGTATGTCCCGCTCCCCGCCACCTGGCTAAACCAAAAGCGATGGGAAGACGAAGCGGAGTCGGGCAGTGATGACCGGCAGGAGCGCGAGGCTAGTGAACAGCCGCACGAAACGGAAGAGGAAAAAAGAGAACTTGATATCTGGAAGCGGCTACGAGAGGGTGGATGGGACGCCCTTACCGAGAGCGAGCGGGAAGAGTACGATCCAAGCAGATGGAAAAAATAAAAAATCCTTGACAAACAAAAATTTTATGCTATATTCTAAAATTAGAATGGCAACAGCAAAAAAAGTAAGCAGGTTTTTGAGAGACGCCGCCAGTAATGGGCGTCTTGCTTTTGTCAAGCGGCCCACCGCTGGGAGTTTTTTACTCCTTTCTTTCTCCCTGGAGGAGGGCTGCTTGATTAAAGCAATAACAGCATGATGACCCTTAAACCAGCTTTGTTTTTCGGTACTTGGTTTCCAATCGCCTTCCCCCGTGGCGGGGTTGCAATCGCTGGAAGTATCAACCTTTAACCCCGCCACAAAAAGATTAGGAGGTAATATGCCTCATGCAGGATATAAAAATTTTAAGGATTGCGTAAAGAAAAACCAGGACAAGCGAAACCTGGTAAGGTACTGCGGAAAAATATGGGAAACAGAAAAAAAAGAAAAAAGCCGGTAAAATATGATCCGGCCATGTGCGAGAAAGCGTACAACTTTATCGTTTTAAACGATGGAGAGTGTACCAAAAAAAGCGTAGCGGATTGTTTGGGCATAAGGCCTGACGTTTTTTTTAAGTGGCTTAATCAACGCCCCGAGTTTGCCGAAGCGGTTGACTCGGGTTTTATGAAAGAGAAGCTGTCCCCGGCGATAAGAGATTCCGGGCGGCGGCGTTACAATCCGCGCACCCACCCTGAAAGAGCGTATCAGCTTTGTAAAAAATATCATCCCACCCTGGAAGATTTGGCTATAATGCTGGACGTATCGAAATCAGCCGTTGCGACGTGGAAAAAGGATCATCCCGAGTTTGCCGAAGCGATTGTGCAGGGGTGTGATGAGTACGCGGGCGAGGGGATAAGGCGGGCGATGGTAAAGTCGGCGATGGGCCATACTATTCAGGAAAAAGAATTGAGGCCCGGCGAGGATGGCGAGTATGACGAAGTAAAGGTAGTCGAAAAGGAAGTCCCCCCCAACTTTAACGCGGGAAGATTCCTGCTTCAAACTATCCATCCCGAGAAATATCAGGACAAGCAAAAAACAGACCACTCCGTGGTGATTAAGCTGGAGACCGCGATACCCGAACCCGACGCGCTTCCCGAAAATATAATTGATGTAGAACCGGCAGAGGACAATGTCGCAGGAACAGAATGATTTGGGTAAAGAAGATTCCAGCGATGAACCNTACACTGAAGAATACGAGCAGGCATGGGGAGTCCAATTCCCCGACACNAATTGTTTTGCTAAAACATGGGAAAACTTTGAGTCCTGTAAAGGTGCAATCACTTACGCACCGGAACCGTGGGATGACGACCCCGACGAAAGGTATTCCGAATGCCTGAAAAACCAAAAAAATTTTCCGATTCCATGCGCGGAGAACAACTGGAATAGAGACAACGAAAAATAAATGTCCACGATGAAGCTCAATTATAAGCCCCACCCGAAGCAGAAGGTACTGCATCAGAGTCCTGCCAATGAGATTCTTTACGGCGGTGCCGCTGGTCCCGGCAAAAGTTACGGGATACGATGGGAGGCGGTAATTTGGGCGTTAAGGATTCCGGGAATCGAGATATATTTATTTCGGAGAACCTTTCCCGACCTCGAACGGAATCATATAATTCCTTCACTGAAAGAATTTCCCAAAGAGTTGGGAACATACAGTAAACAAGAAAAAAGATGGTACTTTAACAACGGGTCGATTCTGCATTTCTGCCACGCTCAATATGAGCAGGATGTTTACACCGCCTATCAGGGTGCAGAGATGAATATCTTGCTGATAGATGAGGTCACGCAGTTTACTGAAGCGATGTACCGGTTCTTGTTGTCTCGTGTAAGGATAGGATGGGAAGTTCCCAAAAAGTATGCCCATAAAATTCCGCTGATCGTGGTTGCGGCCAACCCCGGCGGCGTAGGCCATGAATGGGTAAAAAGGCGGTGGGTAACTTTTGCCGCTCCATACGAGATAAAAAAGTCAGACGACGGTTCCAATTACAATCGGCAGTATATACCGGGAGTGCTTGAGGACAACCCCACGCTGACAAACAACAGCCCCGGTTACGCGGCCTATCTGGATTCTCTTCCCGAGCCTTTGCGGTCGGCATACCGATACGGCGATTGGGACATCTTCATGGGCCAGGCTTTTGATTTTAGTCGCGAGCATCACGTGATAAAGCCGATAGAAGTCCCCGAGGGGGCGCCTGTCTACATGACATTTGATTGGGGATTTGGGGCACCGTTCAGCGTTGGATGGTGGTGGGTGGATGAGGACAACCGCCTGTACCGTTTTGACGAGCTATACGGGTGGAACGGCAATGCCGACGAGGGTCTCCGTAAATCGGACTCTGAAATTGCCGAGATGATAACAAAAAAAGAAGAGGCCATTCATTCGTCTGGATTGGCTAACATGAGGGGCCGCCGGATTATACGGTTGTGCGACCCAACATGTTTCAATAAGAAGCCGGATTATAAGGGTGGCGGTCAAGGGCCGTCCACCGCCGATGTATTCCGGCAGCATGGTTTGATATTGACTCCGGGAGACCCCAACCGTGAGCTGAAGATTCGGGCGTTCCGGGAGCGGATGCGGGTGCCCGAAGACGAGAGGCCCTATATGCAGGTTTATGATACCTGCGAAGACGGGTTTATCAGGACGATTCCGCTTTTGCAGTTGGACACAAGGGGGAAGGAGCACAAGGAAGACGTTGACACCACGATGGAAGATCACGTTTATGATGAAGCGTCTTTGATTTTTATGACCAGGCCGTTGTCATTGGTTAAAAAGCCAGAGCCTAAAACCAAGGCTCAAATGGATTGGGATAATATCAGGAGGGCGCCCAAGAGGCGCTATCGCAACAAAATTTCGATGGGAGGACTAATGTTATGAACAGGAAAATTGCATTTTTGGCGGCACTAATCGCCCTGGTTGTGGGTGTGGCAGGGTTTATCAGTTTCGATGTCGAGATGGTTCCCAAAGCTGTTGCCTCGAACAACGACAACCTGAAGTTGCCCTTGGTGGGAGGACTGACTGATGCCGGTAGACCCTATATACGGATCAACACCGGCAAGGTGGACACTACCGCCGTACAGGCGTCGGACACTACCGGGGCGGTCTCCGGGTCAACCCTTCCCATTTATAGCGGGATCAGTATCTATGAGGGTCTACGGGTAGACGTTGCTTGTGGCGGCACTATATCAGGAACTTCGGGTGCCAAGAACATTGATATACTTGTGGGAAGCACCACGCTGGCCCAGCTTGACAGCACGGCAAACGCCGATTACGGAGACCTCATGGCTGAATTTACTGTTCTGATGAGTGGGAACACCGCTTACGAAGCATTCGGGGCCATGACAATTGCCAACGGTACTACCGTGGTATCTGACGCTGACTGGCAGTCTACCAGTGGCAGTGGAATCAATATGGGCGACGGCAGAACGATGAAGGTGCAGATACAGGTTGGTGATACCGCCGATGCGATAACGTTGGAGTCGTGTGCGTGGAAGGTTGCTATGCCATAACACGGGGCCACCATGAGAACTAAAATAACCATAATCGCCGTTATAATTGCTTTGATTGCTATCGGTGTTGCCGGCTGGGCAGGATGGAAGATGTTTGTTGAAAAACAACGCGCCGCCGCTCACCGTAACGCCGTAAGTTCGGCGGAGTCGAAGATCAGCGAACTGAATAAGTACTTAAAGTCAAGCGAAAGTACGATAGAAAAACAGTCCCGCTCACTCGACAAAGCCGAACAAGCGATTGCGGAAAAGGCCGAGCAGATTAAAAAACAGAACCGGAAGCTCGAAAAGCAGATAACAACGATTTCTAATATCAAAGAAAAACCCGGCAATGTCAGCGCAGAAAAAAGCGATGACAATCGTGAAGTTCCGACGCCTGACTGTCAGGAATGCTTCGACCAGTACGAAAAGCCGCTGGAGATAAGTCTGAAGGGCCGGGTTATTTACAGCGACGATGATTGCTTGGATGATAACCCCGGAAAGATGGACGTTGACCAACTGGCGGAATTAATTTGTGAACCATACAAAGACGCCGCCCGCGATATCGCCGTGGAGTCAGCGCTACCGGAGCAACCCAAGTTCTTGAGTTTTAGGCAGGATAACGAGGTATTTGGAATAGTTGCGACCGACGGTGTACACGCAGGATACCGCCACCGAGTGGTAAGGCTAGGGCCCGTCAACATAAAACCCGTGGCCGAAGTACAGTTCGATCCGAGAGACGATTCTGTAATGTGGTTTGCGGGAATTGAGGCCAGCTTTTCAATACGGTAACGAGGAAGGAAATGTACGAGACAATAATTATAAATTTAAGCGGGTTCGTCGTGGGTTGGATTACGGCGTGCCTTTCTTTCATGTTAGGCGCACACGTGGTTTTCAAGACGGCCAAAGACCCCGGCGAATCCTTGTTTTCAAAAATCAAAAAAGGGAAGGTTCACCGCCCGGAGGATAAGCTCAAAAATCCCGGCAGCCTTCGGGGTGGGGTGTCTCATTACGAAAAACCGGAAGTTCCAGACTTGCCGCAGGGATTGAGGGACACCATGGATAAGGGTATCCGGGCTGCGGCGGACAGGGTAAACCAAAGGGTGATGGATGACATTGAACGCACCGGAAGGGAAGAGGATGACAATGAGTAACCCTCTTGACGTGATCTGCCCCATGTGTAAGGGGAGATATCACGAGACAACTCCCAATTTTGACGCCAGCAAAAGCCCTGACGGGTCTATGTTCCGGCTGAAAGATAAGTATCGGAAGATGGTGCCACCCTGGGAGAGCTTTCAGGAAACTTCTGAAACCAGGGTGGGCGGCATAGAATGTCCGCGGTGCAGTGCAAGCTATTACGATATTCAAGGCAATATCTTGACGGACACGCGGGAAGAGGACTTACCCCCCGAACCGGAGCCGGAACCCTATGAAGGGGTGCCCCCCTTGATGATAGGATACGACAAAGAAAAAATCCGCATAGAGAGGGGCAAGAATCGTCCGATATGGGAAATGCAGGAAGAGGTTGCCGAGTACCGGAGACAACACCCCAAAGCGGGATGGAAAGAAATCTTTGATAACGTCGATCACCCCTACAAATATTTAAAGAGTTTCAGGGACAATATGGAGGGCAAGACAAGTAGGTCGGACCCTAACTATAACAAAAAGCGGAAGGCCAAGAAAAATGCCAAATAGCCAGGAATGGGATTTATCTAACATACCCCCCCCGGACAAGCCGAAAGAGGTCGGCCCTTTCGTCTACAAGCTGTTCCGGGAGGCTTGGCAAGATCGGGAACGAAACAATATCCACGACCGTTGGCGGGAGAATTATCGTATTTATCGTGGCGACCATTGGAACAAAGATTCCGCAGACCACGATAAAATCACAATGAATCTGGCCTTTGCCAATGTTGTTCGTACCGTTGCACAGCTGGTTTCCCGCGATCCCCATTCCGAAGTAAAAAGCATTGACTCTTCCCGAGACGGCCTAGACGAGGCCCTCAATCAAAAGCTCCGAAACGACTGGCTGGCGGTCAACGACATAAAAAAGCTCGCCCGCTTCGCGTCGAAGATGGAGATTTACGGCACGGGCATAGCCAAGCATTGCTGGAATACCAAAGAATTTAAACCGTTCATGGTGCCCAAGGACAATTTCGCGATATTCCCCGCTCCGGGTAGGTGGGAAGACGTTGCGACGGACGCCCCTTACATCATTGACGTTTATTCTGATTACGTCACGAACATTGAAAGAAGGTTTGGGGTAAAAGGAGTCAATCCCGACAGTAACCTCGGGTATTTAGGAGAAGACAGAAAGGAGATGAAGCCCAAGGCTTCGGCATACACCGCGTCTCCGAGCTATTATACTGCCAACGATTACAGCGTGCAGTCTCAATCAGCGTACAGCAAGTCTCCCCACAACCGTGCGTTGGTCATAGAGTGCTGGATTCGGGATTACACCATGGAGTCTATCGAGGTTGACGCGGGGACCGAAGAGGTTTGGCACGAACCGTTGACCGGGGAGCCCTTGGACATGCCGATAACCATGCCAAAGACCAAGATGGTCAGCAGGCTGAAATATCCCGGCGGTATAAGAAGGATAACCATAACCAATAGCGGAAATCTGGTGTTGTCCGACGTTCCCAACCCCAGCGTCAACTCGGGGCATTCACGGGCCGTTCAGGAAAAGAGTTACGGATGCTGGAGGTTTCCTTATTACTTCGCCCCGAGTTACGAAGACGACCAGAGTATATGGGGATTTTCCAATATCGAGCAAACAGCCGACTTGATTTTTAAGATGGATGAGATATACTCTAAAGCAATCAGGTATATCGAATTGAAAACCATGCCGATATTGATACTCCCGATGGATTGCGGAATCGACACATCCGAAATTACCAATGAACCGGGGTTGATACTGGAGCCGGTGAACACGTCGGCGTCGCAGGGAATCCGTTATTTGGAGGCCCCCAACGTCCCCGCTGACTTGATGGGATTCTTCCGGGACCTGGCGGCGCAGATGGACAGGATTCATTCCATAGAAGAGATTGACCGTGGCGGTGCCCCCGGAAGGGTCGAGTCGGCTTCCGCGATAGCACTGTTGCAGGAGAAGAATTCGATTCTTTTGAAACACAAAATCCGTAACATAGACGGTTTGGTACGAGAGCATGGCAAGTGGGCCATTTCATACTACCAGAATTTCCATTATATCAGGGAGCCGCTGGAAGTCAACGATCAAACCATCTTTTTCGAGGGGACAATGTTGGCCGGCAGACAGTTCTCTTACATAGTTGACGCATCCTCGACGGTGCATAAGACCGAATTCCAGGAGCGGCAGGACGCCAAAGAGCTCTTTGGTATCGGCGCGATAGACCTGGAGGGATTACTCAAAACGCTGGACGTTCCCAACTGGCGTGAACTGTTATCGCGGATGAAACAGAACCAGATTATGGGGGCGTTGTCCGCACTGGTGGAGAACGAAGAGTTGGCCCCCGAAGATGCCGAGAGGATACAGCAAATTATACAAGGTGGGGAAGCCCAAATGCAGGCCAATATGAGGCCATCTTCTGGCGGACAGGCCCCGGCCCCGGCGGCGGGCGATGCGGGGAGGCCCGCATGAAGTATGAATATACCTGTGATAAGTGCGGGCAGTGCGGAGATATTGATATTGTGTGGAGAGAGACCGAAGTAAATGAAGTGGTTTGCCCACGATGCGCCAAGGGCGTAGTCACACTCAAAAGGAGGAAAAATGCCGCTGATAAAGTTCGCTCCCCTGTGGAAACGGAAGAGCAAAAAGACGAATAAAGATTTTTTGGGCGGAGTAATTAACGACGAGGCAATGGAAACGATCAAGCAGATTGCTTCCGGCAAGATTGAGGTCGATGGCGTGATGCTTTTTAAAAATCAGCAGAAGCAAAATGACCGACAGCCGGATTATAATATCATGCTGAGCGTTTCCGAAGATGGGGGCAGTGAAAGCACGCCGCCACCCGCACCGCCAACACCGCAGAATGACGATGACGAGGATGTACCGTTTTAATGCCTGTTTACGAATATAAATGCGATTGCGGCAGGGCGGTGGAAAGGATGTATCCCATGTCCAACATACCGAAGTTCGTAAAATGCGAATGCGGCGAATGGGCTGGACGCGCTTACTCCACGCTTGGATTCATACTAAAGGGTGGAGGATGGGCCAAAGATGGGTACAGTAAAGAGGAGAGAGTGTAATGCCTTTGTACGAATATGAATGTCGGGCCTGCGGCAAGGCCGTGGAAGAATACTTCGGGATAGACGATTTTCCCCGGAGCATAGATTGCGAGTGCGGTGGCGAGGCCACGAAAACTGTCAGCGTGGGCGGCATACAGGATGACCACCCGGTGTGGATAGAAAGTACGAATGATGCGCTTACCGATCCCGACTTGGTGGCAAGCAAGCAAGAGAAAAAAATCGAGTCCCGGACGGACTTGAGAAGAGTTTTAGCGGAGAGGGGTCTCGTTCAATCGGGATAATTCTTAAACAAACAATCGGGGTAGTTCTACGGAATCCCGAAAAAAAACCGATCAAGGAGAAAAGACATGCCAGAAAACAAAACCAACGCATCCGGTAACACGGGCAGTGCGGAGGGCCAGACCCAAGGTTCCGGCGATGCTGGGCAGACCACGGGGATGAGCAATGAAGAGTTGGTGGGTCAGTATCAGGAACTCATGAAAAAGCATGAGGCATTGGAAAAGCAGCTTCAGGATTCTCAATCTCACATTGGCCGGAGAGACAACGAGCTGGGACAGTTACGAAACCAGATTCAGCAGTTGGAGGGAACGCTTCAGGACTATAACGAGGAAATCTCAAGCCGCTCGCAACAGTCGGGCTGGAGTTCTTCTGAAGAAGAAATCCAGCGGCTTATGAACGATGGGGAATTCACCCGAGCTTACGAAATCATGCAACGCGACATGTCTGCACAGGCGGAAAACCTGGCGTCGGAAAAGGCCAACGAGGCGATCAACGAGTTTCAGAGCCGCATGATGTACGATCAGTTCATGCGCGAACATCCCGATTACGCAGAGATGACACAAACCGGCGTATTGCAGGATTTCATGCAGTCCAACCCGGTCTATGCTGGTGATCCCATAGCTGCTTATAACGCCCTCAAGGTTCAGCAGTTGCAGGCGACGATGGAAGAGCGTGTCGCCGAAGCTCAGGCAGCCGGAAAAGAAGAGGGCAAAAGCGAAATTCAGGCTTTGGCGGAGGGCTCGCAAGCCCAAAGCAAAACAATAACCGAGCCTGGCTCCAGCGCACAGAATCTGTCTAACGGAGACAAAGAAGAGTTCTCGTTCGACAAGATGGTGGAGCTTTACAGACAGGCTAAATAACAACCATCCGAAGCGGAGATAGTCCTTCGGGTTCGGATGCAACCGGAGGTAAATAAAATTGGCAGACGATCTCACTCAATTACAGGCAGCCACTGACTATTACTACCAGTCAGTTGATCCCGTTCCCCAGATTTACGGCGACTGCGTGTTGCTGTGGAAATTATGGGGTTCCGGCAAGACATCGACCGACAAGTTCGAGCAGACCATTGTTCAGCCCCAGGACTTCGCCGAAAGTGGCGAAAAAATCAAACAGTCCCTGCTCTATGGTAAGGCCAACCGGGGCGGTTACGGAGACGCTACCGTAATACCGTCCACCGGGCAGGATGTCGTGCAGGCGGCCCTGTTCGATTGGGGGGCGTACTTCACTTCCGACTCCTTGACCTTCAAGGACAAGGTGAAGAACGCGCCCGGCGCTGCGGCCACCCGCGTTGACCTTGCCAAGACCAAGGTTGACAACCTGATGTTGTCCATCCAGGACATGATGGGCTACGGGATATACTTGTCTCGAAGCACCATGGCGTCCACTTCTCCGTACAGCACACACTGCGACACCGCGACGTACTACCCCTATGGGCTGGACGACCTTTTCAACTCAACATCTTCGACCGCTTTCGGCGGGCTTACCGAAGACACCTATTCCTGGTGGGCACCCAACAACGAGACCAACAGTGACACCAATTGGGCGTTTACCTTGACGGCCCTTCAGACCATGAAGCGGTCAGCGGCTTGTGGGTCTTCCAGAAAGCAGCGTCCCGATATCTATATCGCCGACGAGTCGCTGGTAGACGGGTTCTCCAATCAGCTTCAGGCCCAGCAGAGGTTTTCGGACCAGCAGATGGCTGACGCGGGATTCGAGAACGTCAAGTTCCAGGGTTACACCGTGACTTTTGACGACAAGATTCCCAACGCCACCACGTGCTACGCCGTTAACACCAACTACCTGTTCCTGAAGACTCATCCCGAGTATGCGTTCACCAAGCCGGTATGGGAACACCCCTATAACCAGCCCGACGCAACCGTGGTGAATATCAGGTGGGCCGGTCAGTTGACCACTTCGCGGCGTAACGCCCACTGCAAAGCCACCAACCTCGTGGCCGCATAAGGAGGTATGTTATGCTACAAGAGTACAGAATTGATTTCGTGTCTTCGGCGAGTGGGCAGTCACACTACCTGGCCCCCCCGATTGTTGGCGGCTCCGAGTTTGTCGTTCAGGACGCCCAGCTCGTGCTGGAGGGCGACCCTGGCGACAGTATAGGCGTGACGCTTTACAAAAGTTCTACCGAGATTGGGTCTTTCTCACCCGGCGCCAGCGTATCGGCTGGAGATGTGGTGTCTTATTCGAAAGACTCTTCTAACGGATCAACCAAGTTCGCGTTAGCGTCTTCCGCCGTTCTCAAGGTGGTTACGGCTCAGGCCAGCTCTGCTACCACCGCGACTTTGTCCGTCTATTGGGATGAGTTCGCCCGAACCTAAACACAGGAGGTACTTTTGAGTACCCTAACACAATTGCGCGAGTTGATTAAAACCGAAATACAGGATTCGTCTTACGGCGATTCCTTGTTGACGGCATTGATTAACCGCTGTTATCGAGAGGTTGCCGGTGACGTGGCGGTTCCTGCACTGGAAACAACAGGGATCGTCACTACCGACACCTCTAATCCCTACACTTCTCTTCCCGACGACTTTCCCGACCGCCGCTACAACTTACAGCGGGTGTATAGTTCCAATCAGGACTTACTCATAAGAAACATTTACACGAGTTTCGAGAATTTTCTTGATGATTTTGATGATGGACTTGATATGGAGGGAAGCATACAGGCCGTGTGTGTGCGGGGAGACCGACTTTATTACCAACCGATACCGTCAACTCAAGATGATTTGACGCTGTATTACTACTCGACGCCAACCGCGCTATCGGAGGATGGCGATATTCCCACGGGGATACCGACGCATTTACACGAGGCGTTGTTTGTTAACTTCGCCTGCCGCGAGATATTCGCACAGCAGGGGCTAGTCGATTTATGGGAGATGCGCAACAAACTTTTTCAGGATGCCATGAATCGTTTATATCGTTACGCTGGGCCGCAGGCCCGCAGCCCCGCCAAAATAAGAGATAAAGGAGAATACATACGATGACATTTAATTATTGGGAGTCCATGAAAAACGGTGGCAATGCAATGAAAACGCTAGTGCCCCATATTGAAAAGGGCAGACTGTCTTTGCGGCAAGACGGCAAAATAACCCTGAACACGTCGGGCACACTTTTGCCATCTACTCCGTGGTTGTTCATAAAAAAAGATCAGGAGAAAGAGTGCTTTACTTGGCACACAATCATCTTTGACATGCTGGGCATGATGCCCGCTCCGTGCTTAAATTGCTGGAAGGTTGTGGTGAGGCCTCGTACATTGCGAGAGCACATGCAGCTTTTCGAGATAATGAAGGAACTCGACCGCCCGTCGAAGTTGGGGATCGAGGTCAGGAACGAAGTGCATGGACTTTACGGGGCATATTTTTACAACAACAGCTACGAAGCGGGCCTGGATTGTTACGAGACCATCAGGGACTTGGTAGACAGAAAAATATCTTCCGATGTCCCCGTGGTCTTAAAGCGCGGATGCACCGAGTTCGAGGCCAAGTTCGGCCCCTCTGACCAGTGGGAATCGAAGATCAGCGATGACGACCTCCAGACACAGAGGTGGTTGTTTGGCGTTGTGGAATTGCCGCCCAACGATTTAGAACCGGAGACCCTAAAGAAGTATGTCATGGAAAAATGGGTAAGGTGGGCATACGCCAACGGTGACGAGACATATAAAGACTTTACCGACGGCAAGCCTTTATTCAGTCCATACGTTACCTATCATGACATGGCGAGTCACTGCCACGATGGCAAGGATGGGGACAAATGAGGATCATTGCTGTTTTGGTTTTTGTGGCGATGATTTTGTTTTTCGTGTCGTGTGGCGATGGCACTCCCGTTGACGCCGATGTAAATGTGGAAGAATCTAATACACAGACAAATGATGGTATCTGCTTTGACAGTCCTGACGAGTTGATGCAGGCTTGTGAAGCCTTTTACGGGGGGACCATAGGAGAGTAGAGGTGACAAGGAATAAGACCCTACGACAGAAATATTTTCCGAGAGGGATAAACGACACCCCCTTTCCTGATACCCGTGCGCCCGACGAGGCCAAGAACCAGACCAACTGGAAAATCCGCCAAGACGGAAGTATCCAGAAGTCTAGTGGCCGGGAGACCCAGCACAACATGGCGGCGACACCTTGCGGAATAATCATACCCCCAAAGAAATTTCCCATTTGCGAGTTGGTTTCCAGTAACAATAGCCTTTATATCGACAGCGGGGGCACAAAATATACTGCTGTTGTGGCAGAAGGAATATATTACAGTAATTCTGGATTGGCTACGGCACTGCAAAACGCTCTTAACGGAGCCGTGTTAACAGCAGAGAGTAAAGACCAAGACGATTCTCCTGCTGACGATGGTATGTATGCCGGAGTTGCCGGAGTACACGGCTCTTCGTATGTTTTTTGTGTGGACAACCTGAACTTGAGATTGATTTGTTACGACATAAGCACGCCAACAAGTATCAGTCTTGTTACCCAATCTGCTACCAGCAACGATTATCTGGACATAAGCTCGGAAGCCTCGAACATAACCGAGGCTTGGGCCAACGGTGCTAGCTTGAACGGCGACTATCTCTTTGTGGCATCCGACGGCGGTATGCTAGTCTATGACGTTTCTGCCGCTACTGCGATGGAGTATAAAACTGAATATGATGAGTCGTTCTTAACAGTTTGTTCCACCGGTAATTATGCCTATGGCGGAAGGACAGATACCTTTTACGTCGTGGACATTGGCGGATTGCCCTCAAGCGTTTCGTTGTCGGGTAGCGTTTCCGGGTTGTCGGGCGATTACATGAGAGGGGTTGCCATAAACGGCAATTATGCTTATGTAGCACACGAGGGCACCCTGGACATCATTGACATATCCACCCCATCATCTCCGTCGCTGGAGACAACCGTAAGCATGTACTCCAGCGCGAACGCAGTGGAGATCGGGACTTTTAGCGGAACGGACTATGCTTTTATTGCCGATGGTGACGGGCTTACAGTTGTGGACGTTGACACTCCGGCTTCCCCTAGCATTGTCGCCAGATTCACTGGTGCCCCGGTCAGCCAAGATATTACTGTGGACGGCGATTATGTCTTGTGTACCGGCGGATCGAGTGTATCTGTGATAGATGTATCTGCACCCTCATCCCCGGAATATGTGGGAGCATTTAGATCCCTTGACAGCGACGGTGATCCATGCGCCCTCACTGGCCTTGCGCGAGACGGAAATTATTGTTACATTACGAGGAATCTCGATGGCTTTCAGGTGGCGGAAATTGACCTTACTTCGCCGTACAGCAACTTTGCCGTGGATTATGACACCACGACCGCTGGCAAGTTTCGTGTAGAAGATTCTACCAACACGTTTATATTGTATTGGGGTCACGACAACACGACCATTGATCCGGCGCTGTTTGGATTTACTTTTTCTCAAGAATCGAGCGGGTCGGGTCCATATACCATGGATAGTTTGTATAAGCCCGACACACCGGTTTGCAAGGGGAACAAAAAATATATTTCCACGGCTAATTCTGTACTTGACGAAGACGGCAACGAGGTGTACCTTGCCGATGGCTCCACTTCGATAGAGACCAATGAGGAGGACGCGTGGCGCGGTGTCTGGCACAACGGACGGTATTATGGATGCAACGGGAGTGCCAATTATATCATTCGAGACAGCCACATAAGAATTTTGCCACCCAATGACGAGTGCGATATCAGCGTCGTAGAGCAAAACGACACGTCAAACCACAACATATACAGCTATAATGATGATGAGGCGGCGGACAGACTCCTCTCCGTTAACGCGGACAACCCCGTCTTGCGAATAAAATTGGATGAGCACACGGCCAACGCCGTAGCAAACTATATGTATTTTAAGTGTGGCAGCGGCGATTACCCCTCTTATGATTCGGTGTATAATTTCTATATAGAAATCCCAGCGCATGACTACAAAGAACTTTTTTTAACGCTAACATATCAAGATATCGGCAGAGAATATCCAGGTTCTGGCTCTTCGTGGTATTATGATGTAGACGGATTCAGGGCATTCGTTCCTTATACGTCTTCGGCAGATGTATATATATTGGTTGAGCGGAAAGGAGGGCCCAGCGCCATCGGTAGTTTGATTTTTTTCTACGATGACGATGGCGGGGTGACTCACAATATCTGGCAATACGATGATTCTGCCGACCTATTCGGCGCGGTGTCGGGAAGACTTCACATGACCTTTGCCGCCACCAACGATCTAGAAAACACCAAGAAATACAAGTATAAAATCGCCCTGGTGAACGCGGAAGGGTATGTGACCCAGCTTCAGTCTGTGGGGAACAACCACCTAACATGCAGTGATGATGAAAATCACGATATTTCATTCGGCATTCCCGACAGAGATAATTACGATTATAAGTGGATAAGGATGTACCGCACCGAGGGCGACGGCAGCGTTTATTACAAATTGATAGACATGCCCGCGTACATGGATTACAGCTCCATTAACTCGGTAATTTGTGGGTGTCCGGACACAGATTTGGGCGAAGAGGCCGATGACACCACTAGCCGAACAACCGAGATGGTTTACGACCGTCTGGCGTGGTGGGAAAACCGGATGTTTGTCGCGGGAATCAGTGACACCCCAGACGTGGTATATTGGTCGGTTGCCAACGAACCGGAGAACTTCAATAAGAGCACACAATGGGTGAAGGTCGGGCGCGACGGCTTGCCGATTACGGGATTGGCACCGTTGGCCGATAGGTTGATAATCTTCAAAGAGAACTCGATATACGCGCTGTTCCCGTCGGGCAATTCGTATCGGCTCGAAGATAAAAACGACGAGGGAATTGGCACGCGGTCACAAGACTCTCTGGTTCCTGACTTTGGGGCCAAGGGAGCGATATGCTACTTCCAGGGGCAAGACGGCCACTTCTACGCCACTGACGGCATATACCTAATGCCGTTGTCTATCGGGCGACTGGACAGTTTTGTAAACGGCCAAGATGACGAAGTTGACTTGTGGCTGAATAAAGATTACATCACAGAGACTTCGGGCAAGTTCAATAACAAAGACCGGGAGGTTATGTGGTCAGTTTGTACCGGCACGGGAAGTAACGCGGGTAGTACCACGGTCAACAAAAACGTGATTTACGATGTTGACGAGCAGAAGTTCAGCTACGATGATTTTCCTTCAATCCGGTGGTACAAAGACAGGATAACGTCGGTAGCAAGCGACGACAGCCGGTTGACTGGCGACGAAAAGCTCTTGGGACATAGCAGCGACGGCACCATATTTTTTTATGGTGAAACCGCCGATGATATGGACAGTGACATTGTCGCCACATACGAAACCGCTGACGTGGGTTATGGGCAGGATGAAGAGATCAAGAGCTTTATCAGCATAGAAGTTTCGGCATATAAGTTGTCTGAATCGACACAAACCCTCACGGTTTCCTGGTATACGGATGGTAGTGATACCGCTGACGGTTCTCAAGACATTACACTGTCCGATTCCCCGACAAAGCACAACATCCGGCCTTACTGTCGGGGTAAGACGTTAAGGATAAAGATCGAGAACGATGATTCTTTGGGGCGGGTGCGAATCAACCAGATCATTGTGGAGTATCGGCAACACAACAGCCGATGGAGGGCAACATGACGAAGCGAAAATCGGCGCGAGGGGCATTCTCCAGTACCGAACAGATCAAACTGATCGACGAGTTGTTTGCCGACTTGGACGAAAAGGACACGCGGATACAAGACGTGGAATCAAACAACTATTCCCTGATACAGCATAAGGAGGATTCCGGCACCCACGGTGGGGAATTTACCAGCGGTTCATGGCAAACACGACCGTTGACTGATATTGTTCTTGACCCCGCTGGAAACGTAACGCTGTCCAGCAATCAACTTCAGCTCAAGCCGGGCACGTACCGTATTTACGCTTCGGCACCGGCGAGAGAGGTCTTACGCCACAAAACAAGATTACGGGACGTTACCAACGGCAAAACCATTTTAGGGGGAACGTCAGAACGGTCGAGTGCGGCGGCATATTCTTTTACCCGATCTTTTGTGATGGGGCAGTTTACTGTAAACAACAAGTCGGACAGAATAGAACTTCAGCATAGATGTAGTACAACCAGAAGTTTCTTTGGCATGGGACTCGCTTGTGACTTCGATGAAGACGAAATTTACGCTGTAATAGAGCTATGGAAAATATCTTAACAATCGTGGAGGGTTGATAATGGATTTCAGTTCAATGGTAGGCGCACAGAAATACGGATACTCTCCCAATTCAGGGTTTGGATTCGGTAACAACATGATGGGGCAGCCCCCTGGCGGCGGCTTCTCCGGCGGCGGGGGCGGATTTACCGGATTTTCGAGTCCAACGGGAAGACCGAGTGGCGGCGGTGGCAATAAATCCGGGGGTAGCGGTCGGAAGTGGAAAGTCAAAGACCCCGACTCCGACTTTTACGAGGCCCGCCACGAGAAAGGGCGCGGGCGTACGGCACTCAAGATGAACACCCGGAGGGCACGTAGCGTGGGCCGCCCGGCTATCGAGACGTATGGAGAGTATTATCAGCCCAGCTTTCGGCAGTCATACGAAGCCGCACAGCGCATGGGTCAACTTCCGCACATGCGGGGGGCTTACGCCGGTCAACAGCAGAGAATGCGCAATCGGTTCTCTCGCATGGGCATGGGGCAGTCAGGAGCGGCAATGGCCGCCCAGCGCGATTTGGGACGGCGGTACTATCAGGATGTTTCCGACGCCGAGATGAGGGCCAACGCCCAAAGGCAGCAGGCTTTCAGCAACCTCGCTAACATGTCTTATGGACATGGCATGGGCGCACTGCAGCAGGAGCTTTCCGCACGGAATCGATATGCTAACGCATCATTATCAAAAGAGCGACAGGCCGCTCAACAGGAAGCCCAGCAAGCCGCCGGATTAGGAAGCATGGTATCCGGGTTGGCGCAAACCGGATTGGGGGTTGCCACGGGCAATCCGATGTTGATAGCCGGTGGAGTTGGAAGCATGGCCGGTGGAGCCGGTGGCGGTGGGGCCGGTGGCGGCGGAGGCATGAGCCAGTATAATAGGGATTTTATAGACACGTGGAGCGGTTCATTCAGTAATCCGTCGCAGTGGGGAGCCATTGCCCGCTCTTATGGCGATCCGATTATGAGGTAACGTAAGGAGCAAGTGATATGGTAGACTGGAGAGTTTGGGGATCAGGACTTGGCGATGCATTCCAGCAACACGCCGCCCGGCAACATCAGATTGGGATTCAGGAGATGCAGCATGAGCAGGCATTAAATCGCATACGTGCGCAGATGCAGGCCCGGCTAGATCAAGAGAGGGAAATGAACGACATTCTAGGGTCTCGGTGGCGGATGAAGGGGGACATTATCCAGGAAAACTATGCAGGCATGACACCCCCCGAAGGCGAGCAGAAAAAGCGGAAAAAGGAGAAAAAGAAGAAAAAGGAAAACGGGCGCACATCCAGCTCCAAGTCTTCCTCGGGCGGGGCTGCCGGCATATCGGCGGGAACACCAGAAGGAAACAACAACAAATCGGGCAACAAAAACAAATCAGGCAAGAACAACGGGTTGAGCAACAAGAAAAAAGTTTATTAAGCGGACGGGTGGATTAATCTTAAATGCCTAATAATAAAAAGCAAAAAGACATACGCGGCGGTAATGACCTGAACAACTTTTATGCAAATCGGGTCACGGGGGGCAATCCTCCGCCCATTCCGGGGCCTCCTCCAAGTGCTGTCATACCGCCCAATGCTCGTGCGCGAGAATTGATTAACTCTCATGCGGTTCCTCCGCCAATGCCGCCTCAAGAGTCGGCTCCCCCGCCCGCCAGGGCCCCGAAGACCAAGAAGCAGAAAGATAAAGAGATGGAGGCCCTGTACAAGGAATATTCCGCTGAAGATATCTCCGATGGGGGGTCGGACTACGACGTGGAGTCCCTCAAAAAAGAAGAAAAAAAGTATGAAAAAACGAAGAAGGCCAGGAAAGAGGGGAAGCCGGGTCCGAACGCGGTTAATGTTGTTCCCCCGCTGAAATCTAAAAAGAAAAAAAGCGACCGAGGCACAATGGCACCATTGGGGGTAGTCTCGGGCGGCGAAGCTGGCACACGCCAAGGCGCAAGAAAATACTCTCAAGACCCCGACGTAGACGTTAGGCACACAAGGGTGCCTTTGCCCGCTGACGACACCTCAAACGTAACCGACCTGGATTATTTTAAGAAAGATGCTGACTATCACATTAGATCGAGGATGGATTCTGAATATGCGGGGGAGCCTCCTAACGACGTGAGCCCCAACGACCTTTCGTATCCCTATGATCCCGCCACGGCCTTTGCCCTTTATGATTACGAGGACATTCCCCGCAAGGTCGGACACGGCAAGGAGTCGCTTGCAGGCATGCCGATAGAAAAGATAGACTACCCTGAATATGCGAGGTTGGCAGCGTCCCCGGAATGGCGCAAATTGCCAGAGAAAAGAAGGAGGGAGTTGCTTGCCCAAGAATTTAACAAGAACGTACTCCCCAAGCTGAAAAAAGAAAAAGACTTGAGCGGCAAGGATATTATTAAAGCCCGAGAAGAGTTTGTTGATGTTTATTCCAAGGAAAGTATGTGGGGTTCCACCGGAAAAGATTATACTGATTACGTGGTAGACCAAACCACGGGGTTATTGGCGTCTTCTTTCGGGGGGGCGTTGGAAATGGCCCCGCAGGTTGCGTTTGATTCTGGAGAGTTTGTTGCGAGATCGTTTACCGATGATCCGTGGGTTGCCCCCGGCGAACAGCCAACAATGTACGGCGTGCCAGTCGAAACAGAGTACAGCGAAAAGGCTAGGGACGCGGTGACAGGATTAACACGGAACAACCGTTTTTCTAAGTATGGGAAGGCCAAACAAGAACAGGCGCAAGAAAGACTCCCGTCGCACACTAAAGAAGAGATGGAAAAGCCGCTTCTTTCTGAAGAAGAGGGCAAGTTTTGGGGGCCGGGAATAACCAGCCCCATAAAGATGGCTTATACGATAGGCGGCACTGCACCCGCTTCGGCGGCAATGGCAGTGGGGGGCGGATTAGGTGCCCGGATATTGATGAAAGCGGGAATGAGTCCTGTCGCTGCCGGTATTATTGGGCAGGG